TAAAGCGTATCCGCACTTTGTGCAAAATTTACCGTAGGAAGATCTGCCTCGGTATAGGGTGATGCTAATTCAAAAATTTCGTTTACAGACCCTCCCGATGTATATGTTGTAAAGTTTGTTGTGTTGATTGCAGTTCCATAGAGATCCGTTAGCGTAAATGTGTTAGTCGTAGCATTAGCAACGCGGTAATTTCTTTCATTTAACTCCGTCATGCCACCGACCGAAGCAATGTATATCTCATCGCCATTACTATAGCCGTGACTATTTGACGTTATAACACCGGGATTGGCCTTTGTTACTGCCGTTATTGTTCTTGTTGTAGAGTTTAAAACTTGTAATCCGTTTCTAATGACACGCATGGTTTGGTTGCCAAAAACCAAGATATAGGTATCGGTTGTCTTAAATTGGAAAGGTATAAGTCTATTTTTTACCGAACTTGTCTTAACTTCACATACAAACTCTGTCCCCGGTCTTCTCGTAACTCCACCTTGAGGCTGCACAATCATATTTGTTAGATCTGACAACCCTGTCTGGTATTTCTCTAGCGTTATTCTACCCTCAAGCCGTGGCGATAGGACACCACTTGTAAAAGCAGATATAGCAGGGGCAGACCGCGCCATTTTTAGAACCTCGCTTCAATAAAGTCGCTTGCCTCAATTCTTTGTGGCGCACCTTCCGTAGCATCAACATTTTTAGCCAACGATAGTTTCTGCTGGTATAATTGAAATGTCGTACTGACCAAAGACGCAGAACCTGTAATAGCATAGCAAATCTCTGTTGCTATTTTAGCCGCCAGAGCGTCTATCAGTGAGGCATCATACTCGTTTGTATCCTCCACACGGGCAATATATCTAATTTTAGCCGTACCCTCGTCAGTAAGAAGTTTGCGACCTTCAATTACAAAAACGGGTCCACCCGTATTATTAGTCATATTGTCTTGGGGGTAACTTGATGAGCCATTGGAAAATTCCAAAACTCTTAAACAATAAGGTAGGGTAGGAAGGGTATATTGGTATGTATAACCAAAGTCAGGAGTAGCGGTATCCCGTGCTAGTGTTGCCCTTGCCATTAAACAGTTCCAAGGATGCTCTCTGAATACACTATCCCTAATTGAGTCATATCTTTGGTTTATAATAACCGCAGGCTTCGAATTCTCATCAAGAGCCGAAATGGTATTCGCTCCGATAATATTCAATGCCTGATTGGCAATATCCACAACTGACGGCATTTAACTCTCCTATGTAGTAAAAGGACGGCCCCCGTAGGAGCCGCCCAAAGGTTTAATCCACCGCGTATTTGATGGTGAGTTCAATAGTTCCAGTTCCTGCTGCACCACCCATAGTCACAGTGATTGCTACTCCAGAGTCATTAGTGTCGGTTTCTGTGCCAGAACCCAAAGCCAATGTTGCTAGAATATCAACCTTCTGTGCTGAAGTTGATGCTGCCGCAGCCTTGTAAGCCGCAGCCGATGCAGATACCGCAGTTCCTGCCGCATTTGTATGAGCCGCGTAGCCAACAGAGAGTGTGGTTGACGAACCCAATGCGTCATGCGCTAAAGAACCTTCGAGTAATCTTGCACCGTCAGGTAGAACAAACATATCAATAACATCACCTGATGCCAAAGAAGATGCCTCATATACTCCATGAGCCACTCTTATTCTGCCGCCAAGTTCGTTAGCTTTGTTCTTAACTGGAGGAATTGCGCGAGCGTTAGTTCGCTGAGTACTATATACTGTAGCCATTTTTCAGCCCTCCTATTCGTTACAAGCGATTTGAACTACCATTTCTTCCTCTAATCGGCAGGAGCCGAAGGAGGCGCAATAGTAGACCTGAGTCGCATACGATTTATCTGCACGAACATCGATGCTTGCCTTTGGTTCCTTACCCACAGCCAATTTCATCCCGGATTCAGCCCAAGCATAGCAAAGTCTTGATGTGCCATCGTCTGTTAAACGGTTTGAGGTTATGAATTTAAAACCGACAAATGTGTCGATATCGCCTTGTACAAGTGCCTTTCATACCAACTACGGTTTTCACCGCCTCTGTCGAGTTTGTGGTCTGGACTTTCTCTTTACCCTCATCTGAATGTTAGGGTATCAGCCGTCAAGTCTCTACACCTTCCTATTTCTAGGCTTGGCTCGGGATTAGCATTTTAAAGCCTTCCCCGAATTTGACTGAGTTTCATCTAAGTGTTTCCACCTAGATAGGCAAAGTGTTTACCGAATTAAAATCTGCACTAGTAACAGTAGTTGAGTTAAGTAGATCCTCCATTTGCTCTGGTGAAACTACGATGTATCGCTTGATCGATGGATCAACATTACCTTGGTCAAGTATCTTTTTCGCTGATACTAGCTTTGCAATGGTTAATCCTGCTGACCCATGAGCGATTTTCTGGCCTGCTGGAAGAGCAGTATCTGTGCTTCCCGTGGCTCCCGTTTTAGCGGTTCCACCAAGGGCAGATATGATTACGTCATCCATTTTTCTACCGATTGCCGCAGCCGCAGCACGTGCATAACTGCTCGTGGGATCGATCAACATTCTGATTTTATCTTGATCATCGATGAGGTCTGCGTATTCGTAGTCGGACAATGTTACCATCCGTCTCGCATGGGGGGTTTCAATTAAAGGTGTATCAGAATTTCTGGTAGTCTTTTCAACCGCAGAAGCTGACCCAACTTGCTCAAAGAATGCCTTGTCACCGTTAACAGACTCTACATCCACTGCACCGCGCAAAAGAGATCCCATTTGCTGGGACAATAGCTGCACATTGGACGAGTACTGATTAACGAAGGCGGTCGTGATTTGTGAACTCATATTCACTCCTTCGATATTTAAGTTAAGATTTAAGTGGATTGTCCCTTACGGGGTCACAAATTGGTAAAGTTGTAAGGCCGAAACGGTTGTCTTATTCAACTGGTTGTGGGACTAACATCTCATTGAGTTCGAGAACTCTATTAACATGGTAGTCGTGTTGAGGGTGCATTTTATCCCAATATGGAGAGCCATGTGCCATAAGTTCCGCAATTTCGCGGTTAGCTTCGACAGGTGTCATTACTCCACTTTGAGCCGTACCCTCTAAGTTATCCTCTTTAATTTCATTAGCTAAAGAGGCAAACATCTTTACGACTTCTGGAAGATCTCCTAATTGTCTTCCATCAGCCAATTCAATTTCTAACATTTCTGGATCTGCAAAATGTTGCGCTGCATGGTAGGCCGCTTTCATATTTTGGTCGAAAGCTGCACCATATTCCTGCATTAATTCCAGTTTGCCTTGATGTTTAAGTTCTTCAGCATTGGAGTTATAAGACTCCGCTCTGCCACTAAATTGCTTATCTAACATCTCAGACATAACAGATGCCTGCTTGGCATTTAATCCTGCGGCAAAAGCCGCTTCCTTAAACGCACTTGCTTCCGCATCTTCATATGCTTCTGGCATTTTAATTTCATACCCATTGGAATCGTCAGGTCTTCCAAGTTTGGAGTATATTAAGTTCCAATCTTCGTCCGTTGCTGACTTCCCGGGAATTGGTACTTTATCAGCCCCAATAAGCCTCTGGGCATGGACATAAGACTTTGCCAAACCGCCTATATCACTAAAGTTTTTTAACGATGGCTCTGCTCTTATATCCTCTGGTAAACTGTCTAAAAAATTTATTGGTGTAGCATTTTCAGTTGCTACTTCTGGAGATCCAATCTCTTGGGTTGCCTCTTCGCTCATTTTTTTTAATCCTCTTGTTGTTGTATTTCTCTATTGGTTTTTTCCTCCATCATTCTCATAATCATAAGAATGACAGATCGTTGACCTTCCCTGAAAGAAGTGTCATGGGGATCGCCTGCTACAAATGTTGTGGTAAGAGCATGATTTCTGACTTTTAAATCACGCAACACAATTTTGCCTTCATCCGTGTTAAATAGCTGACGGTATGTCTTCTTTAAATCGTCTAATTTCATTCTAGTTCAGATGCCTGCTCTGCTTGTGCCAACACTTTCATCATAGGGGCGGCTGCCTGTACGTTTTGTGCCTCAACCATCTGGTCCTGTTGTTGTGCCTGTTGAGCCGCTTGCGCCTGTTTCTGCTCCTGTAACTCTGCTACTTCTTCTTCTGATCTTAAAATTTTCGCAGGCATTCCAGTAACTTCTGCGATATACTTAATCAAACCGTCTGTATCTATATAATCTCCAACTGGTGCAATCTCACCCATTTGCATCATAACTTCCAAACCTCTCATAGTGCTTTGAAGGTCTGTTAGCTTCTGTGCTTTTGCTAGAGGTGATACATACTCAATATCAATGTTTTGACCCTGCAACATCTCAGGAGCCTCTGGAAGCTGCCTATTTCTTAATAACAATTCGAATGTCCTTGAAATAAGAGGTTGGAGAAGTTCTGCTTGCAATCTACCTAAAACTGGACCCAATATCCGCATTCGCTCTTCTGCTAACTGGAGCGTTTGTGTTGCGGTCATTCTCGGGCCTGATTGTGGTGTAATTAACTGATCAACGTAAAAGGCTTCCCGGATAGCCTGCCGTCTTTGTTCTTCCATATTCAGACCAAGGGGATTGTTTGCTCCAACTTGTAGCGGCTCCAATCTGTCTCTTGTTCCTGTTCTGTAGAAGTTTAACGCTCCCGGTGTTGTCCTAACTGGTAGAATGAAGCCATCATCAGGCACCATCAATGGGGGGTCTATCTGTTTTTGGGCGGCCCTAATGGTGACTTCACTCATCTTATTAAGCATTTTGGTGTCAGGTAATGCGTTCATCGCAGGGGATCTTCCCCAAATACTGACACTATCCTTATTCATTCTGGGTACACAAAACGGCATAGAGTCAAAGCCAGACTCCGACAATAGTACCTTTGAATCAAGATGGTAATATATCGATGCAAACGGCTTGTCTTTGGCAAACTTACCTTTAGCTTCTGCCCTTGGCTGCACCACATGAATAATCTCATGCTCTACATAAGGATCGTTCTGGCTATCCTTTTTTACTCTATCGGGTAGGCTATCTTCCCCAAAGCGTTGCACGATTTGCCTGGCGGTCATTTTAAATTTTCTAAATACCGTATCGACTTTATCGTTCATATTTTCAGAAATACAAATCTCTGCAATATGACGCGCAGAAAATCTTAATGTATCGTTTTCATTCTCATACTCAATAAATATAGACGCAGTGCCAAACACTACGAGGTCATAGTACAGTTCATGGATCTCTTGTTGAAAATTTGAGCGTTGAAGTGCTTTG